TTCTCTTTGTTGTTTCCAATTATCTTTAGAAGAATGTCTGTAAACAGTAGCAGATGGCATATTATATTTTTTAATAAGTGAATCTAAAGAAATATTACCTGTAATATATTCCTGTTTTATTGCGTCTAATCTTTTTCTATTTTTAATCATTTTGATTATAGTTGTCTGCTTCTTCTTGTTCCTTGTACTTAATATATGCGTTTAAAACACTCTCAGGAGTCTCACCTAGCGTTTTGTTATAGAGTCTACGCTTTTGTATTATGTTGATTAATTCGTTCTTAGAACGCATATAATCCCATACTTCCATTTCACCTAGTTCGTCATTAAGTTCTTGTACTTGTTCTTTTGTGTGCATGATTACTCCTGTAATTGTTTTCTAGCTACTCTATGCGAGTCAGCACTTATTATTTTAGTTTCAAAACCTTGTTTTTTGAATTTAGTTTCTTGGTCGTCAATAAGACCATATTGTTGAGAACGCATCCTTTCAAACCAGTCATTGATTCCTGCAGATGGATTTTTTACATATAAGTAAAAAGTTTTTAGTTTTTGATTGCCTACTATCTTATTCATCTTCGTACCTTTGAATACTTAAAATACTATGATTAATATAGTTGTCTGTTAATCTTTCTAAATCGGTTTCTGTAAATGTAGTTTGTTTTAGAAGATTTGTTTTCAAGAATTTATCAGAATTGTTTCTTGCATATATTAATGCTAAATCAATTAGTGATTTTGCATTTTGTTGGTCAATAGTCATATTTATTTTTTTCATTTTATTCTCCTTTATCATTTTATTTTTCCTTACTCTGTGAGTATCAATTTATTATGTAATAAGTATAACCCCATAATGGAATATGTGCAAGTATTATTTATTTTATTTTTAGAAGGGTAAATCATCATCATTTTCATCAATCCAATCAGGGTTCTTGTTCCATAATTGTTCAGCATATTCTTGACCTGCTGTTTCTTTGAAACCATAGTGCTTTAAAAATTTAAACTCATTACCAAACTTAGTGTGTAACTGTGCGTGATGAAATCTACATAAGGGTATGCACTCTGAATCGTGTGCTTTTAATCCAAACCCTCTGTGACCACTTACAGGTTTTAATAAATGATGTGCTTCTATATTTCCTTGACAACTAATAAACCCTGACCTGCTTATAAAACAAGGCAGGGTTCTAATCCAAGCTAGATGCTTTTGGTTGACAATTCTTTTGCTCATAGAAACATATCGGTTTTACTAAACATATAAATGTTTATATCTCTTTTGCTTGTTTGTTTCCATGTGTTTCTACTACTAATGCCTTTTCTTTGTCCAACTTTTTGCCAACCCATAGCTTTCCAAAAAACATTACTTTCTAAATCATTTGCACATCCACATGACCAATTAAAGGTATAAATAGATTCTCCATAATTAATTACTGAATCTAAAAGAAGTCTACCTCTTTGCAACATACGAGCATCTGACTGTAAACAAATCTGTGCAATCTTACCTTGTCTTGTCATTACATTTCTATATTGATGACCAAAACTGGCTAAACAGAAACCAACTAAATCACCATTACATTCACAGACAAACAATTTATCATTACAAATTAAACTCCATCTTTTACCAGTTTTGACTCCTGTAACAGCAGATTTATATGCAGGATTGGGTATAAATCCTAATGATTTACTTTCAAGTTTACTTAAATGGTTTATATATTTTAAATCATCTTCTGTAGCAAATCTTATTATTCCTAAGTCCTGCATACTGCATATCTAAAAAGGCATATCGTCTTCTACTTCCTCATTTGGGAAGTAAGATTCAGATTCTTCTTTTTTAATAGCATCAACCAATCCACAAGATAAAGTTTTAGTTCCTGCTTCTTCATTGATGTTAACCCATCCACCAAACTTTTGACTGACTGTAGTTCCATTTCCTAGGTCTACAGTTACTGGTCCACCGATGTCAGGTGCTTTTTCTCCTGCATTGCCATCTTTTAAATATAGCAATCCTACTGACTGTACTAACTCATACTTGTCGTTTGGATTTCCGTATTTATCTTTCATGGTTGTTTTTAAGATTGAATAATATTTATCCACACCTTTTTCATTTTCATCATAAGGGTCTTTCTTGTGATGTATAGAACCTTTCCAAATAACCTTAGAGTTGTTATCTTTCCACATAGTTCCCTTTCTATCTTTTTTTACATATTCTGCCACTTTATTCTCCTTTTAAATTAAATTTATATTCATAACCTTTAGAGTTATGCCTTTTTCTTTTTATTACAATCTCGCCATATCTAGGTAAGTCATATAATTCTCTGCATCTGTCTTTACGCATATTTCTTATACAAGCAGAAATAGTGTTCTCTCCGTAGAATCTTTTTCTACGAGCATACTCTTCTCCATACCATCCTGCATAAGCATTGACAATCTTCTGCTGTATCTCATGGAACATTAGCCAGTTGTTTTTCAAGTATCCTGCTCTTAGGGTCATAAATACACAGTCATCAACTGTGTATTTATTCCTAGACTTCTTTTCTATGCTTCTTGGTACTTCCATTAGAAATTACCTTCGTCTTGTGTTGTTACTGGTGCTTCATTGACTGATGCTTTAACAACCTTTGGTTTGTTTCTTTGCATCGCAGCTTCTGCATCATCGTCCTCTTTTCTAGTTGCAACCCCACACGCCATTAATAAAGAATATCTTTTAGCGTAGCTTAGTGCTGAACCATATGCCTGTGGGTCTTGTTTAGCAGCAGGGATTGTTACCTTGCCTGATGAAAGACTGCCACCATGACCATGAAATATCGTCTCTACACACACACCATTATCAGAATCATGTGCAACTTGCTGAAGTAATATCCCATTATCATTTAAAGGTTTCTTAACAGAATCAATCACTTCTTTTAAACTAGCGTAGTCGCTTTTAAAGAAAGGATTGTTTGCATCCTGCACCACATGGTCAATTTCTTGTTGTGCTTTGACCAAAGCATTTATCAACGTATCTGTTGGTTTCATTTTATTCTCCATAATTCTTTAGCGACCTGTATGCTACTGTTATCCCACATAAACGAAGTCATGTCAGGGTAGAACTGGTCAACCAAAGAGTTAATATTATTATTTTGTAAAAGGTTCATCATTGCTGATGCAACCCTGTACACCTCATTTAATCTCATGTCTATATCGTCTACCTCAAAGGTTATGACCTCTGCTTTCGTTTTGGTCACATAGAGATAATCGGCATAGGCACGATTTTTTTCCAACGCAGTAGCATAAATTGCTATCTGCCTTTGAACTTGTGGGGTCAATGCTGATGGTCTTTTTGCAGTAGTCTTTATATCTCTAATGCAATCATCATATTCCATATCAACAAACCCTAGAACTGGTATGGGCAGGTCATCAAACTCTAGTTCTACTTTCTTTTGATAACTTACAGGCTCACCTAAATTTTCATAAAAGGGTAAACCTACCTCTAAATACTTTTCTATATTGTTATATTCTGTCTCTGCTTTTTCTTGGTCAAATACATTGCCTTGTTTCTTTTCATAATTCATCAATGCTTTAAATTCTTTTTGTGCTTCTGCAACTGATGTCTTGTTACCAATTGCATGGTCAATAACTGTTCCTCTTAACATTGCAGGATTCGTTGGTGATTTATGTTTTGCTAAATACCTGACTATGAATAAAGGTATATCTTGCATAAATAGATTTATAGAACTTGCTGAAAGGTGTTCTATGTCAAATTGGTCAAATGGATTGTTACTATTCATTTTATATCCTCATTTTATTACTTAATGGATTAGTATACACCCTTTTTGGAATATTAGTAGTCCACATTGCAAATTATTTCTTGTTCTTTTCTGCCATCAAGATATGAGAGTATCTGTGACTTAGATATATCTTTTGTGAACACCTGATACCCTTTATTAAATCTGTTGGCAAACCATTCTGCTGTTTCTTTGCTTAGACTCCATGATAATCCTTTGTCGTCTGTGCCACCTCTGTAGATTGTTACTGTGTCAGGTAGATTGTCATAGACCTCTCTTTCTTTATCGTTCATCATCATCTGTGGTTCACTAAACTCTAAGGTCAATAGCTCAATCCAAGTATCAAGATTTTCATAGACGTTTTCTGTGTCTTGCCATAACCAAGATATTAGATTCCAGTATTCTTCTTTAGTTGGTTGCCACCAATCTTGTAGAACCTCTTGAGTTGATGTAACTCTGTAAGGTCTTTCAATAAGAAAGATAAGAGATTCTATATCCTGTTGCTCGTAATACTTTTGGAACTTCTCTTTTTTAAATTCGTATGAATCATTAATCATATCGTTTAAAAATGGATGCCCTGTATAAGTACCTACATACAATGGATGATGAACCATCTGCAAACCACTGTTGAGTTTAACAATGTTGTTTTGCAGGTCTTTGTGAAGTGTTGATTCTGTCATTTTATGTTTTCAATTTATTTGTGTTAATTTATAAAAAGCAGTATAATCCATAATGGATTTCATATCAATATAAAATATAGAAAAGGTGAAAGAATGAAATTAAAAGAATATTTAAGTGAAAACGAATTAACACAAGATAAATTCATAAGAGAGATGGAAAAAGAAACTGGACATAGATTGTCTCAGGGCGGTCTTTCAAAATATATTTTAGAATCTCGTATACCAAGAAAAGCAGAAATGATTGCTATTCATAAATTTACAAAGGGTGCGGTTCAACCAAACGATTTTTATTTAGTCAAATAGCAAGGTCTTTATACCAGTCATCATTAGATGACTTTTTCTCCTCAGGAGTTTTAATCTCTTGCATCTGATAATCCTCGTAATCAAGGAATCTTTTTTGTGAGAGCCACGTTGAGCAATGTGGTATATATTTTTTGTCAGTGCCTTTGATTTCTAAATCATTTAGATATCTTTCTAGGTAAAGCATAATTTTATTTGCTTTAAATTTTCTTGTAACAATCTTGTACTTGATTAAAGACAATGCTTTGTTTTCTTTTCTTGGATACAGCTTCCAAAACTTTTTAAAATCATCATTTATATCTTTCGTATCATCTTTAGGTTCATCTTTAGTATTGGGTGGGGTGGAGGCAAGGGGGGTGGGGGTCTGTAGACCCATAGGGGGGTTATCCGCACCCCCAAGGGTCATGAAGTATCTGTTTGATGTATTACCACCATCTTTATTAAATCTTTTTTGTATTTTTAAAAGTCCAAGGTCTTCAAACTCTTTAACAATTTTTGCAATGTGTTTTGTATCTTTTAAACCTGCAAGTTTTGCAATGTGTGAATAACTTGGGTAACAACTGTTTTCATCATCACAGTAATTGGCTAGTAGTATTAGTATTAATCTCTTAGTTGGTGTTTGACCTTCAAACTGAATCTTTAGTGCTTTGTTAAGACATTCTATGGACATTCTTTCCTCTCTTTTATAAATGGTTGTTTAAGATAATATGCAGATAAAAATGTGTCAATACAAAATGGATTATAAATGCTATAATTTATAATATATTTTTTTTAAGTTAAAATAATGTGAGGAGTTCCTATGAATATAACAGATGTTAAAATTGATGATATAACACCCTACCACGATAATCCTCGTGTAAACACAGATGCAATTAATGTTGTGAAGAAATCATTATCAGAGTTTGGTTTTCAACAACCATTAGTACTTGATAAAAATAATGTGATAATTGTAGGTCATACAAGATTTGCTGCTGCAAAAGAACTGGGTTTTGAAAGTGTGCCGTGTTATGTAGCAGACAATTTATCTGAAGATAAAATCAAAGCATATAGAATTATGGATAATAAATCTGCAGAGTATGCTTCTTGGAACTATGGGTTATTAACAAAAGAAATAACTGATTTATTAGAAAATGATTATGACTTAGAGTTCACAGGCTTCACTGATGTTGAACTTGAGGATATGGGTTTTGACATGAACCTTGAATCATTTGTAGAGGAACCTCAATCTGATGAAGATGTTATACCTGAAATAGATGAAGATAAACCGCCAATATCCAAGATGGGTGATGTTTGGATATTAGGTAATCACAGACTTTTGTGTGGAGATAGCACCTCTATAGATGATGTTGAAAAGCTAATGAATAAAGAACGTGCTGACTTAATATTTACTGACCCACCTTGGAACGTTAACTATGGTAACAATGACAATCCAAAATATAAATCAAGAACAATATTAAATGACCATATGCCTGAAGATGAATGGGCAGATTTTGTCATGGGATTTTGCACATCACTAAAGATAGCAAGTAAGGGTGGTTGTATGACTTATCTTGTGATGTCTGCACAGGAATGGTCAGTTGTAGATAAAACACTAAGAGATTCAGGTTTTCATTGGTCAAGCACAATCATATGGTCAAAAGATAAATTAGTTTTATCACGCAAAGATTACCACACCCAATATGAGCCAATATGGTATGGGTGGAATGCAGACGATACAAGATTATCTCCTCTACTGGATAGAAAACAATCAGATGTTTGGGAAATACCAAGACCTAACAGGTCAGAATTGCATCCAACAACAAAACCTATAGAATTAGTTGAAAAAGCAATTAATAACTCATCACAAAGAACAAACCTTGTATTAGATTTATTTCTTGGTTCAGGCTCAACTTTAATTGCTGCTGAAAAAACAGGTAGACGATGCTTTGGAATGGAGTTAGACCCCAAATATGCAGATGTAATAATTGAAAGATGGCAAAACTATACTGGTAAGAATGCTGTGCTTGAATCAACAGATGAGATATATAACAGCTTGAGTGCAAAATAATTCAATTTGTAATATTATTAGCAAATATGTATCATTTACAAAAAAATACAAAAAATGGCTAGTAAAAAACCTAAATATAATAAAATCACATCTGAACTTAAAGAGCAGTTAAGAACCTCTTATGTTCAGGGAGACATTGACCCACAAGGATTTAGAAGAACAGCAACTATTGAGGATTTAGCAGATTTACATAAATTATCAAAAAATACGCTGTATAAACTAGCACAAAGAGAAAATTGGAAGTTTCAACAAGAAAAGTTTCAACATGAGTATGAAGAAAAATTAGATGCACAAAGAATAAAAGAGTTTTCTGTTGAAGCAAAAAAACTAGATTCAGCTTGTTTAAATATTGCAAAGGCATTACTTGCAAGATGTGGTAATGTGATTAGAAATACTCAAAATGCATCTATAAAAGATTTCACACCACAACAATTAGATTCAATGGCAAGTGCTGCATTGAAAACACAAAAATTTGCAAAATTAGCACTAGGAGAGTCAACCGATAACATAAATCTAAATGGAAACTTACAGGAACATGACACCTTCAGAAGAGCTATGGAGTTGCTTGACTCGGTTGAAGAGAGCAGAAGCAAAGGCAATAGCACTACGCACTGAATGGTTAGATACAGCTAGAGATAAGCAATTACAACCTAAAGATGTTGAGCATTATATATGGTTGATATTAGCAGGGCGTGGTTGGGGTAAAACTCGCACAGGTGCTCAAGACATCGCCCTGTATGCATTAAGAAATCCAAACTCTAGTTGTGCTGTGGTTGCACCAACACATGGCGACCTAAGGCGTGTGTGCTTTGGTGGTCCTTCAGGTTTAATATCAATTATTCCTAAGGAATGTTTTATACAATCAAATGACCAAAAGGGCTACTCATCAAGTGTTGCTGAAATAAGGTTATTCAATGGTTCAAAAATAACAGGTTATGCAGCACAAGAACCTGAAAGATTAAGAGGTCCGCAGTTCCATAGAGCATGGTGTGATGAGGTTGCAGCTTGGAGATATCCTGAAGCCTTTGACCAGTTGATGTTTGGTCTTAGACTTGGTGACAATCCACAATGTGTTATAACCACAACACCCAAACCAACTAAATTAATAAAAGATTTGGTTCAACGAGATGATGTGCATGTGACATCAGGTAACACTTTTGAAAATGAAGCTAATCTAGCTGAAAGTGCATTAGCAATGTTAAAAGACAAATATGAAGGCACTAATTTAGGAAGGCAGGAACTATATGCAGAGATTGTAGATAATCTTGAGGGTGCATTGTGGACTCATGAATTAATAGACGAATCAAGAACTAATGAAGATAGAGATTTACAACAAATCATAGTAGCGATTGACCCTGCGGTAACAGCTAATGCAAATTCTGACGAAACAGGTATAGTGGTAGTAGGAAAAGACTTTAATAATCATTATTATGTCTTAGAAGACTTATCAGGGAGACATCCGCCTGATAAATGGGGTAGAATAGCTATTAATGCTTTCTATGAATGGGAAGCTGATAGAATAGTAGCTGAAGTGAACAATGGTGGCGACTTGGTAGAAAGACTGATTAGAAATATAGACCACAATGTTTCTTACAGAAGTGTAAGAGCAACAAGAGGTAAAATTCTAAGAGCAGAACCAATAGCAGCTTTGTATGAACAAAGGAGAGTACATCATATGGATGTGTTCTCAGAGTTAGAATCGCAAATGTGCAGTTATACTGGCGAAACAAATAGTTCACCTGATAGATTAGATGCTTTAGTATGGGGATTGACCGAACTAAGTAAATCTAAAGGACAAGTAAACTGGAGAATAAGCTGATGGCACAACAAACATTTTTTCAAAGACTGTTTAACATACAACCTGTACAAGAACAAAAGAACTCAAATATGATGGGTTATTTTGGTGTTGGCACTGAAGAAGCAAAGATTTATAAATATCAAGACTTAGCAAAAGAAGGATATTTAAAGAACGCAATTGTTTACAGATGTGTAAATGAAATATCTAAAGGTGCAAGTGCTGTACCTTTTGTTATAAAAGCAGGAGACCAAATAATTGAACAACACCCACTTATTGACCTACTTAACAGACCCAATCCTTTACAATCCTACTCAGAGTTTTTTAATTCCTTATTTGGTTATGTGCTTCTTAGTGGTAATGCATACATTCTTAAAGTAGGAAGTGAGTTAGGACAACCAAAAGAATTACATCAATTAAGACCTGACAGAATTAATATTAAAGGTGGTGGAAACCCAATACCTGAAAAGTACGAATATATTTTGAATGGCAGAGTTCATCAAACTTATATGGTTGACCAAGAAAATGGTTTTAGTGAACTCAAGCACGTTAAATTATGGAATCCATTAGATGATTACTATGGATTAAGCCCTATGAGTGCTGCTGCTGTTGAAGTAGACCAATTCAATATGTCTAGTAAACATAATGTCAATCTATTACAAAATGGAGCAAGACCAAGTGGTGCTGTTATATTTAAACCACAAGATGATGCAGGTTTTGCAGTTAACTTAACTGAATCACAAAGACAACAATTACTCACAGACTTAAACAATAGATTTAGTGGTGCAGGTAATGCAGGTAGACCAATGTTGCTTGAGGGTGACTTTGATTGGAAAGAAATGGGTTTAAGTCCTAAAGATATGGATTTTGCACAATTGAAAAATATGAGTGCAACTGATATAGCGTTATGTTTTGGTGTTCCAAGTCAGTTAGTTGGTGTTCCTGATGCACAAACATATTCAAACGTAGCTGAAGCACGACTTGCTTTGTATGAGGAGACAATTATTCCTCATTTAAGAAAGATTGCATCTGACCTAAACGAATGGTTAGTACCAATGTTTGATGAAAGATTTAGACTGGAGTTTGATATAGATGCCATACCTGCACTATCAGAAAGACGTAGAAAGATATACGAAAACGTAACCAGTGCAGTTCGTGAAGGCATTATGACAAGAAACGAAGCAAGAAAGATTATAGGATTAGAACCAGTACAAGGTGCAGATGATTTATATGTATCAGCTAACTTATTCCCTATAGGTGATGAAGGTGTAGAGCAACCTGAGAACCCAGTCAATGAAGAAGACTTAGAAGATTATGATGAAGACGAAGTAGATAAAGAGATTGATTTCTTTTTACAAGAAGAAAAAGCATTATCAGATATAGACACAATTCCTACCAAAGAAATGGCAGAAGAAGCAAAGGAAGGGCTTGAACTTAGAAAAAAGTTCAATAGGGGTGGCACTGCTGTCGGTGTTGCTCGTGCAAACCAATTGATAAGAAGAGAAAGACTATCCATATCTACAGTTAAAAGAATGTTCAGTTTTTTTAGCAGACATGAAGTAGATAAAGAAGCACAAGGTTTTAGACGAGGTGAAGAAGGATATCCAAGTGCAGGAAAGATTGCTTGGTTGCTTTGGGGTGGTGATTCAGGCTTTGCTTGGGCAAAAAGAAAACGTCAGCAAATCATAACTGAGGAAGACAAAGAGTTTGCTTTACAAGAACACATAGAAGCTAAAGAAGATGAAAAGGCTTTATCAGGTAAAGTTAAAGAAGCCTTAGAAGGTAAAGTTAAAGACCACAACGACAAATATGGTAATTCTAAAACCAAAAGAGTAACTCTTAGAATGTTAGAAGCTGTTTTCAGAAGAGGAGTTGGTGCTTATAGAAATAATCCAAGTTCAGTAAGACCGAGTGTTAATTCACCTGACCAATGGGCATATGCACGTGTCAATAGTTTTTTAAGAGCATTATCAACTGGTAAATTTAGAGGTGGTAAACATGATACTGATTTATTCCCAAAAGGACATCCGCTATCCAGTAAGACATGAAGCTCAATCAAAAGAGATTTAATACCTTTAGACAAAGGTCAATCAGTAACAGAGCAGAAACAAGAAGACAACTTGCACTTAGAAACAATTTAGAAAAAAGATTCTTTAAAAGACTCAACACCTTGTTTAGAAAATTCCTTAATACACAACTATATACTTACAGAGAATTTGGCATCTATGATGATAGTGTAGCAACGCAATTATTAAATGAAGATTTTATGCCACTGATACTGACTCATTATAGAAGAATCTTTCAAGTGGTATACAAAGCTAACGAAGATAAATATTTTAATAATCAAAAACAAGAAGCACTGGTATTTGGAAGAAGCACAGATTTTGAAGAAGTGGTTCAAAATTATTTTAATACAAGACAATTAGTATTAGAAGGTATAACTACAAGAATGGCTAATAGAATCAGCAGATTGATTGAACAAGGTAGAGCAGACAATTTAACATTGCCAGAAATAGCTAAGTTAGTATCAAGCAAGTTTTTACCAATCAGTAGAACAAGAGCTGCTTTAATTGCTAGAACTGAAACTCATAACGCAGCATCTTTTGCTAATCATTCTTATCATCAAAAAGTAGAAGCAGACTTAGGAATTAAGATGATGAAAAAATGGGTGGCAACTAGTGATGCAAGAACAAGGTCAACTCACGCTGCTGCAAGTGGACAAGTTGTAGATATGAATGAAGACTTTACTGTTGGCGGTATGCCAATGGGATATGCAGGTGACCCTAAAGGTGGAGTCGCCAACGTCATCAACTGTAGATGTGTAATTATCTACGCTGATGAACGTGACATGGATTAATTTAGCGGAATAAACTCCATATAAGGTTCTTCAGTATATCCTTCAGGCAACCATACAATTTGTTTTGTTAAAACATCTATGTCAATTTTAACATCATCATTACCACCTTCTTCGTCAGACCCAATAACAATGCATCTGCCACAATAAGCTATAGGATTTGCAACTGTGAATTGAAAGTATCTTTGGTTATTCTTTAATTTACCTTCATCATCAAAATACATAACTGTGTCTAATCCTATTTGCTGTGCATCTATTAAATCGCAATCCATGATGCTGTAAAAAGATTTCAAATTATCATCTATATCAATATATGAAGTAGAACAGTCAACTGGGTCAATTAATATTGCTTTTATTTTTTTAGTCATTTTATATCCTTAAAATAAAGGCAGCCTTAAGCTGCCTTGTTAGTTTCAATTCTTGCTAATACTTCCGCAGCGTTAAAGACTGAGAAATATTTTCTAATTTTTTTCTTTTCTCCAGTTTCTTTATCTTTGTCTTCTTTATAAAAGATAA